CTCTGAATAGCACGGTCACCCACAATCGTGATGGTGTCTGCGCCAGTGGCTGCGCTTACCAGGGTTACAGAGCCAGTGCCATTGCTGTTAATGGTCACCGTGTAGTTGGTAGTCAGCGTGAGGAGCGTAGTGTTCTTGTAGACCTGGATGTCAGTGTTGGCCAGTACCTCAAAAGTGAATGAGTATGGACCAGTGCCAGCGCTGCCTGTGTAGACAACCCTCCTGGTTACGTCTGATATTGGGTACGCCATTATTTAGCTCCTTGTCCAAATTGCTTGAGTCGTTGTGCTTTGTCAGCAATACGCTTGTTTATATCGCTTGAGTAGATGCTGTCTTCCATGAGCTTTTTCTTAGCTGCTTCAAAGACATCACCAAATACTTTCTTGACCACGTTCTGATGAAAGATTAGATTGTCTGGATTTTTGTCTTCTTTGACAATATCCACTGCAGCCATAACCTCAGACTCTAAGTTCATCTCATTGTTTGCTATACGCAACATCTCGTTGAACTCTTCAGTAGTCAGCTTGGTAGGTGTAGATATTCCAGTGTCTTGATCCTTCTTGCTCACCGTTCTAGATGGCATGGAGACATTGGCATTGAGCTGGATTAAAGCTTGGTCAACTGGGCGCTGCTTGCCTTCCTTCATGCGGATAGGTGACCAAGAGAAGTCATGCTCTACAGGCTCACCCCAGATGTTTAGCATCGGAGGCAGATTTTCAGACAGACCAGGTGTCTCAGAGCGCCACTTGTTGACGCCATCCATCAAGCCTTTGAGGCCAGCTGGTAGGTTTGGATCTGCCTGGTAGTCTCTGCGTAATGGATCAATCTTTTCTTTGCCACTAGCTAAAGCGCCAGATATTGGCTCGACAGCTTTGGCCATGGTGTATGACCCCATCTTGGCTATACCATTCAAGATGTTGACCAGATGTTCTCTGGTGTTTGGAACATTGCCACCCATCAAGGTAGCGATATTTGAGACACCAGTCAGGAATGGATGCTCAAGCATATAGTTGGCCACGCCAAAGACTAGGCCACCAGCGTATGCATTGATGCGACTGTCATCCTGCTCATAACGTGCGTAGTCCACATAGTCTGCACCCATGGCCATCAAAGCGCCTACTGGCTCCATGCCCTGGTAAGACAAAAAGACTTTGCCTGCATACTCGCCAGATCCAAACCGAGTACCAGGGAATGGCGAGAAGATATCTCTAATATCCTCTTCAATGCCAGACACATCAAATACAAAGCTGTATGGCTGCCAGCCCTGGCGCTCCATAGCCTGGCGTGTACCCTTATCGCCTGGTCCAGATCCAGTGGTCAAACCATTGGTGGCCATCTCGCTAAAGCCATACAAGGCAGCAGAGCCAAGACCTAGCTTGACATTGGCCATGTCGGCTTCTTTACCGCCAGCCTTCATGGCTGCCCAGTAAGACTTAGTAAATGGCGCCAATGGTGTACGTGATACCACCTCACCCAGCACGTTAACTGGTGTGCCAATAAATGGCATCTGAGTGCGTAAGGCAAAGCCAGTAGCTGTGTTAGTTGTCAAGCTGGACTGCAACTTGCCAGCCATGCCTTCCAGCTTTTGAGTAAACGTGCCGACTTCAGCCAGGTTAGACACATAGTCTGGTGGCTCTAGTAAGAACTTGTCAATTGCAGCATCTCTAGCCTTCATGGCATCGGCCACGCTAGAGCCTGCCTTTAGCGCATCGTCATAGGTCTGGATGCCAAGTCTTGCAGTTTCAGCCGACAGCTCAAAGGTGTAATTGATACCCTTAAAGAACTCGTCTGCTGACATCAGGGATCTGCCTGGCAGGGTAGTGATGTAGTTGATCGCCTTCAAGCCAGTAGATAGCAGTGAGCCATCGGCCTTGTAGTTAAACAGCTCCATGCGGGACTGCTGTCTGGCCACCTTCACTGGATCTGTCCAGCCTTTTGGCACACCATTGGCAAACGCATGAGACATCAATTGCCAGCCATTGCTGATGGCCGTAGGCGTAGATGCCAGCATGGTTGGTATTTCCATCAGCTCATAGGATGTATCGCCACCCAAGCCAATGCCTGCACGTAGATCACCCAGCACCGCAGCGCCAGCACGTTCTGTCATGCGCCATGGTAGAAATACCGTGTTGCTCAGTGCATTCTTGATATGCGTACCTGGGCGAGACAAAATGCCGTTGACGTAGACAGTAAACAACTTCTCCCACGCATTGCCCTGTGCCATGCCTTTGATAAGGTTGGCCTTGCCCTCTGGTGTCTTGACATCGAGGTAAGCCTGGGCGAACTTGACAATATCAGTCTCATTGCCAAAGTTCTCCATGATGGCAGATATATCTACAGCGCCATCACGTGGCATACGCATCACAGCCAAAGACTGCGCCACATTGGTTTGGTAGCCTTTGACGCTTTGCTGTAGTACGCTGTGGAAATGGATCGTCTGAGCCATCTGCGCCAGCTCGGTAGGGGTAGCCGATCCATCAGCTACTTTGGCAGCCAATGCATCTAGATTCTTAGCGCTGGCCACCATGGCATTGAGCGCTTTGTAAGTATTCTGTGGGCTAACTTCTAGCTTGCCAGACAAAATATCGTCTATGAACTTGGGACCAATGCCAGCATCTTGAGCCAGCGACTTCACATCATCAAACGTGATGTTCTTAGTCTTGATGCCTACAGCCTGATTGATTGTCTCAATCGTAGACTTGACATCTTCTGTCGTGGCCATCAGTGGCAGATTGAACGCCAGCTCTGGTGGTTTCTCCATGGCAGGATCTGTGGTCTGTCTCAGATCTTGGATGTCTTTGCGCTGGCTTATAAAGGCGTCAGGCGTCAGGCCAGGTTGTTTTGATATTTCCACCTTGGCTGCGATCTTTGCCTCAGTCTTGCTGGTTGTAGTGCCTGTGGCAATAGCTGCCTTAGTGGTGTCTTCCACGGCAGCTGCAGCTATAGCTTCTGGATTTACTGGTGCAGTAGGTGGCTTGCGGATATCCACCTTGCCCATCTTCTTCACAATCTCAGTAACTAAACCAGTACCAAGACCAGCGACTTGTACGCCAGGATCTAGCGCATCAGGTGCAATTGGTGGGACAGTAGCATCAATATCTGGATCTACTCGCAATTGACTAGCAGTGTCAATGCGTGACTCAGTATCAGCTAATTCCTGATTGAGCTTATCTAGTCTGATGTCAAGTGGTTGTAATGACATTATTCAATACCCCCGCTTGATTGACCTTTTGCTATGCTGGCGTTTGACTTGGTTGCTTTTTTACGGAGCCTGTCAGATACACCTCTTGTAAAGTCTTGCCCGACTTTTCCGCTGCTATCTGATTGCGTAGCATTTGCACCGCTGGATGATCCTGTCCCAGACGTTGGATTTCCTCCTTCAGCATTTCTTCCAAGGTAAGCATCGTAGTCACTCCTAAAATGGACTTTAGTATCGTAATACACCACTCTGGCATCTGATACATTTCCATCTTGAATTGTATCGCTAACAATTTTATTAAACAATCTTTGTTTCTCAGCCATTATTTGCGCTCTATTGTTAGCGTTATAGGCATCATCAAATTCTGGTATGTACTGAAAACGTATTCCATTTAATCCTGCTGTTTCAGCTGAACCAGACTTTACTTGTACGTTTGCTTTATCAGAGAAACGCATATCAGTAACATAAGTAAATCCATCCACACCATATTGGCGTAGACGTTCAGTTACTTTTGCCATTTGATCTGGCGTAATCTTTTGTTTGAAATAGATTTCTACACCAGGTCTTGCGTTAGGTGCAGCTCCATCTTTGACAACCTTAGATATGAAAACAGCATCTTGGTCATATGCTTTGCCTTGTTCAACTAATCGTTTTTCAAGCGCAGTTGGAACAAAGTTCTGACGTACTACAAATTCTGCATTCAATGCACGTTCTGTATCACCCATGAATGAACCATAAGTATTAGCAAGGTTATATGTAACAACAGATTTATCATTACGTACAACATCATCAAATTCTGCAGCCAGTTCTGCCTGGCCATAGTTACTCATTGGCTTATTTGGGCGTTCACCAGATACACCTAATTGATATCTTTCAAGAGGAGCCTTCATAGACTCAAGCTCTTGTCGCATAGCAATCTTGTTTGCAATGTCAGTTTGTCTAGCTTGCTCAAGTCTTCCAGGATAGGTAGATGGTCCAACAAACGGTGGAAGAGGTGGACCAACAAGATTTTTATCTTGTGGCAACGTATCACGCATTTCACGTTTCTCACCTACACGCATTGGTGGTGGTTGGAATCCAGCATTGATACCTTGGCGCAACTCACCAATTCTTGTTTGTTCTGGTGATCCAGCTAAAGACATTTCATAGTCTAAAGAACCACCTTCACCAGCTTTACTTGTCCAGCCGTTCTTAGTCCAGTTTTCTTTTTCAATAAACCATGCAATGGCTTGTAAATCATCTGGACCTAAATTACCAACTTGTGGATCAACACTTTTGACAATGCCACTATTGTTAATTTCAGATGCAGCTTCTCTAAATACATCTTGGCCAAAACCAAATTCACTTCCAACATTTGGCTCGTAAAGAGTAGATCCCTTGAGATGTTTTCCAGCTACACCTTTTTCTGCTGGTGGTGGAATTCTTGGGAGATCTGCCATACGTCTTAACAATCTAGCAGCCCATACATCGATGGTTGCCTCATTGGTAAGACCAATTAAATTGCCAGTAAAGTTAGGTGTCTTTGGAGAGTCACCAGCTTTAACAGCTCTAAACATATCAAGCAATGCACCCATGCTGGCTGGACTATTTGTGTTAAACAATGCACCAGCATCACTCTTAATCAAATCAAAATCACCTGATTGATAGAGCTTATTTAAAGTACCAGGATCAATACTTTGACCAGTTTTAACCCTGCTTTCATATGCAGCTAAAGCATTGTCGTAGTCACCACGACTGAACTTGTTTAATATTGCAACTGCGTTTTTAAAGTTTTGACGTACATCTGTTTGTGCTGAAGTAGTACCAAGGACATCTGCAAAGACATCACCAATACCGCCAAATTCTGAACGCAATCTATCACGCATGGTTCTATACCAGCCAGCCTCTGCAATGATGTCTAGTGCAGCTTGATCACCAGATTTGGCTCTATCAACTACAGAACTAACCTCATCAACAATACGGCTTGACAAGGTTGCCTGCCAGGCTTCTTTTGGTACACCTTCTGGAGGCGTATGGAAATCATAAGGAATTGCGTTAGTTTCAATCTCTGGTATTTTTTCACCAGCCTTGTTAGTTTTAAAAGTAATCTTATTAACTTCAACTGGCGCCCATCCATTGTCAACAGAATAGTTATTATGGAATTCATCAACTGCAGTAGTTGCAGATTCTTTTAAAACTGGATTACGTTTAGCAGCTGCAGTAATTGCAGACTTTTCCTGTCTAGTAATTTCTCTTGGAGCTGCAGCCATCGATGGACCAGGTGGCATCATATTCATCTGCACTGGTGTGCCGAGTTTCTCCATGCTCTTGATGACCATCTCACCAGCTTTTGGCAATAGTTTCTTAGTAACTTGTCCAGTTCCAACTGCACCAGGAATTAAACCCAATGCAGCACCACCAGCCTGCACTGCAGCTGTGCCATAGTTACCTTGCTGGGCAGAAGTCATAGCATCAGAACCAAGTCTTATTGCTTCTTCTGTTTGCATTCCTGTGCCAACATAAGGGATAAAGTCAGCAATGCCCATGGTCAATGGCAAGTTACTACTGCCACCACCCATGAATGTCTGAGCATTTTGTCTAGCCTTGTAGCGATCAACACCCATACTCTCTAGCCAGGTCTGCATCTTGTTAGACAGCTTTTCTCTGGTAGTTGGATCGTATGCCTCCATACGTGGGTACTTAGGTGGCTCACCAGAATACGCAGACTCAGGTAAACCACGTGAGCCAGCCTCGGCCACCAGCACATCACCTGGTTGTTGACCAGGCGCCATGGCCTCTTCAACCATAGGCTCTGGCTCTGGGTAGTAAACAGTATCCCAGTTGGTGCGGAGTTCTCGTTCAATACTCATATGTTGCCTGTATATTGTTTCTGAGCCTTCTTGAGCAATTCAATCTCGCCCCTACTCAAACCCTTAACCTTGTCAAAATCTATCTGATCTACTGGCAAAGTCATTGGAATATTCTTCTTATCAAAGACATCATTGATCTGCTTTTCAGCCTGCTCTCTAGCTTTTACTTTCTTTTGGATACTAGTATCACTATTAAAACGCTTGATCGCATTCTCAACAGCCTGCTCTGGACTCTGGAATACTTCCACGCCCTGATCATTCTTTGTCTTCTTACCAAGCTCTTCCACATAGAACTTGGTGATATCAATCTTTGCTTGAGCCTTGACCTTGCCAGGATCAACATAAGCGCTCACAATGCCAACCTCACGGTCAATGCGCTCATGTGACTTACGGCCTTGGTCATCCACAACAGATCGGCTCAAAGACTCGAATTCAGCCCGACTTAGCTTGTTGGCGTAAGGGATTAGCTGCTCAAAGTTATTGATCGTGCCACGCCTGATCTGGTCATACAGTGAGCCAGTAAGCACTGGGTTAGGGCTGGGATCTTTTGGCTTTAGCAAGTCTTCAGCAGACTGCAATGTCATCTCACCGAGGCCAACCAAGTCAGTGACAATTTGGCGCTTTCTAGCACCACCAGCGCTCAAAAATTCCAAGGTCAACGCATTGGCCTTAGTCTTGTTGGCTTCTTTGACAATTGCTTCATCGAGTTTTCTGGTCTGCTCTTGGTCTGAAAAAGACTTGATGATGCGCTCACGCAACAGATCTTTGCTGTCTGTACTCATGCCTTTGTACATCTCAGTCAGCTCACCAGCATCACCAGCCAGGATCTTCTTGAACGCTGCACCAGCTGTAGGCGCAAAGTCTCTGTCTGTCAGCTTTGCACTTATTGCACTTATCTTGGCATTCTCTTTGATCTTGTAAGCCTCAAGCGCATACTTGTTGCTACCAGCCAAGCGGATGGATGTGGAGTTGGTATAGGGGCTAAGTACATTGTCTAGCACTTGCTCTAGTTCACCAGCTGGCAAATTGATCTTGGCGTATGAGTTGATCACATTCTCAAGCACTGGCTTGATCTTGCTCAATCCCACCTCTTGGTCTACCTGGTAAGCAGCCTGCCTAGCCTTCTCATCAAATACCAGCGCCTGCTTGTAGACAGCATGGCCAAGCGTAGTCATCTGCGCTCTGACCTGGATAGACGTCTCAGGATCTAGGCTGGTCAACATTGACGCATTGCCATCAATATCGTCTCTCAGATCACGCCTTAGAGCCAGTAAATCTACTGGCGCACCAGACTCAATTTGTTTTAATCTGTCGGCTTGACGATTCTGAAAGTCAGCAATAATGTTTGTACCCAGAATATGGGCAGACGCCTTGTTGTAAGACTCTTGGAATATTCGGCCAGCACCCTCTACTGGTGGCATCTGGCCAGTCTTCTTAGCAATCTCTAGTTGTTCTGGCGTAGGTGGCAACTCAATGGCGTACTTCATGCCAGCCTTTTGAGCCTCGGTCACCGCCTGATTCTGGAAATACGCTGTCATGCGATCCAACTGCTGGCCGAGCATACTCATGCCCTGGGCTGCCACTTGCTGTGGTGCAGTGCTTACACTGGGTAAGTTGGCGTATTGAGCGCCAGCGTATTCGTAGGTAGGTAGCGTAGCCATATCTTATGCAACCTTTGTAGGTACTCTTGTTGAGCCATATGTAGCGCCAGCCAGCAAGCCCTTGGCAATGCCAGACGTTAAACCATAAGTCTCTGCAGAACTTGCTGCAGACTGGAATGACTGAGATATAGCCAAACCACCAGACAGCGCCAGCTGTGCATTCTCATTCAAGATCTGCATCTCATTACCAGCACGGTAAGCATTGGCCTGTTCCACGGTCATTGGTGAGCCAGACAATGGATCTACACCGCCTGCCACAGCTCTAGCCCTTATAGTGCCTGCAAGACGTTGCTGGCGCTCTAAAAGTTGGTATGCCTGGCGGTTGTAGTTCAATGCGTTTTGTCTGCCTTGTAGCTCTGCCTGGGCGCCTTGTAGACGGTAGTAGTCTGCCTGTGCTGCGCCTTGCGCCACACTAGATACAGCACTGAATGCACTACTGGCCATGGATAGGTTAGATGCTGTAAACAGTGATGGTGCAACTGGCATTGTTCCAGCTGCAATTGATCCTGCCTCAATGACACCTACGGTTTCTGCTGCTGCAGCTGCAGTTCCAGCCTCGGCAAAGTAAAGCGCTACTGCTTCCATTTATGTGCCTCCATACACGCTTAACTTGTACTCTATGCCCAACAAGTTGAGCTTCAGAGGCAAGGTCTGAGTGATAGTAATCTGGGCATCCTGGTCATAGCCACTGATACCGCTGATCAATTTAGTCCCAGTGAACTCTGGCACATCGTTATCCAATATGCCACCAGTATCCAAAGTGCGGATCGGCACTAGGTTGTCATTCACAATGATGTGCTGGGTCTGATACAAAATTGCATTGACCTCAACAATGCGCTTGACAAAGCCAGTGCGTACACCAGCCTGCAGTCTTGGCTCCACTGGCAAAGTCACAATGCTCACCGTAAACGGCAAGCCAACCTCATAGCTACTGGTACTCGCTCTATCCATCGTGATAGAGCCACCACCGCTAACTACTTCATCAGACAGCACCGAGCCATCTGCCTTGACATTCAAAGTCTTACCAATGTGTGGCAGGCTCGATATGGTGGTAGCCACCCCACCAGTAAACGCACAATCTGTAAATACGCTGGTATCAAAAACCTCGACAAAATATTTGTCCACACTATTGAAAGTGCGTTTAACAACAACGTAGATATCCTCGATGTCCACACCGATGTCTTTAAACTGGCCATCAGTGGTCAATTTGCTTGGAGCCACCACGTTTTGCTGGCGCAGAATTGAGTAGTTTGCTATCGTTCCATCGCCATTTAGCATGAATAACGTGTCTGTTTCTTCAGTGCTGGTAGCCTTACGCAGTGCCAACTCGCTTGGTGAGTTGATCAAATGGCTAGACAACAAGCTAATAGACTGGCTCACATAGCTCAATGTGGTGTCTGAGAACTGGAACTCGTTAAGAGCCTTGCCCTGGCGCTGTACATATAACGTACCAGACTGCAGCATCTGCACTCGGATACCCTCTCTAGAGCCATTGCGTGATACAGACTTCACAAAGAAGTTGGTAGGCGTGATTGGATCCAGGCCATTTTGTGGCACATAGAACTCACCACCGCTGGTGAACACTTGCAAGTCACGGCCACTGATAATGTCAATGATCACGTTCAAGCTGTTGGTGTCTAGCGTAGCCTCCACCGCATCATCGTCATAAGCCTGGTCTGGCATGAAGTCAAAGAACTGAGCCACCTTGCTGCCCCAAATGGTGCTTGGTCTGTTCTTGGATCCACCAAAGTAGAGCCTACCCTCATGGAAAGTACAACTTCTTGGCCAGCCCTTAGAGCTTGACCACACATCCTCGTAACCAGATTCCAACTCCCACGATCCATTGGCAATCGCAGTAGTATCAAAGAACGGTATCTCGGTCACAGCGCTCACCACCGTGCCACTGGTATAGCCAACAATCCTAGCCCTGCCTTGTGGCTGGGCATTGATGTACTGGCCAACAGAGCCAGATGTAAACACGCTAGAGCTTGCAGTCAGCGTCACCTCACCAGACTTAGCGCTTGGTGTCAGTGTGCCAGCTGGGTTAGATAGCGTCATGGTGAACGCATATTTTGGAATGCTCACAAAGCTGATATTGCTCACAGTCCAGCTCGCATCAGTTGCGCCACGCACAATCTTGATGGGGTTGATATCCTTATGGGCAATGATCAATGTGTCTGCTGATTGTGTCCAACACATGGTGGACAAGATCGAGCTGGTCACCGCAGTCACCGCTAGATATGGGTTACCAGTGCCATTGATATTGGTGATCTGTACTTTGTCCTTGAAGACGTACATACGCTGGTTAGTGAAGATCAGCATATAGCTGTCATCAACTGAAAACTCAAACGCAACAGAGCGAGTGCCGTTTTGTGGTGCAGCAGCGCTAGGCAGCTCATAGAGGTGCTTTAAGCCACCACGCCTACGTACCCCGCCTTGGGGCTGAACAACCACGTTGGTGAGCGTTTCTGCCCCATTCTTGTATTGTTCAAGGTCAACCCTCGCCCTCAACAGCGGATCAAGTTCACCGCTGCTGAAGTTGGTCTGGAAAGAAACTAAACGCCCCATTTAGTTCCTCACAGCGATCAAGCTAAAGTCTTCAAAGCTCTGGGTAGTATTGCCCTGGCCATCAATGACCATGGCCGTGCGAAAGAAACCCCCGCGGTTATTCTCGGCTGGTCCACCAGTGGCAATGTTCTGCCAGTACTGGGTCTTGCTGATCTGGTCTGTGATTGGGTCTGCCAAGTGCCATGTCATCATGTACTTGAGCAGTTGAATGAAGTAACTTGGCATCTCCGATTCTGTCGGCAGATACTGGTAGTCAATGACCACCGTCTCTTCATTGGTCAACAGCTTGTCACCCTGGATGATCCAGTCGGTGAATGTTCTTGCCCCCACCTCGGTGGAGTTGTATGCCCTGCGAATAGTGCCAAGACGGTCTGATGGCAGCTGGTACTCGTAGCGATACTGGTTAACTGGCGTGTTGATTGTTTGCGCCAGCGCAACCTTTTTAAACGTAAAGCTCCATGGATATGCCTGGAGCGTAGACTTCTTGAGGTCTGGATAAATACGGTCACAGATATTGGATGCGTCTGTGCCTTCATTGAATGAAGAGATCGACTTAGCACCAAGCATTAGCAAGGCGTCTGAACATACCTTTAGATCTGTATCACCACTAGCCATAGGTCACCCCAAAATGTGAGAAAGGCCAACCTCCAGATAACTAGAAGTTGGCCTACTTACTTGACTGCTGATTAGTCAGTGTCAGTTGCAGTTACGGTCACACCGTCAGTGATGTCAACCACAGAGCCTGTGTTTGAATTCACGTAAGCAGTAGACATAACTGGTGTACCACCAGTAGCGCTGTAGCAGAAAATGATGTCACCGACTTTCAACACTGATGCGACAGAGTTGAAGTAGCCAGATGCACGAATTACTGATTGAGCGTCAGTTGATGAGTAGCTATAAATAGCTGGTGCGTTGCCAGATTTAGACTGACCACCGATAGCGTTAAAGCCTGTTGCGGAAAATGCCATGATGTGTACTCCTTATTCTGTACAAGTAATAGCAACGATACCGCCAGCATCGATAGCAATAGCGCCTGCACTGAACATCGAGCTAACTAACCAAGAGGTTTTCTCTGGGATGTAGTTGATTTCAGAGCGGATCGCCATAGCTTCTGCCATGCCGACAGCCATCTTGTGGTATGCGTACACAACACGGGTAGAACCAGCGCCACCACCAGTTAAACCACCCTCAGAGCGGTCACCGATAGTCACAAAGTTAAAGCCCATGAATGTGGTGATATCACCTTGCACCAAAGCCTTCACAGTGTTGAAGTCAGAGCTGGTGACTGATGTCTCAGACAACAAGCTAGACAACTGTGATGCATGGATCAAGATGTAGCGATCTTCTGCTGGTACGTTTGCAGTGTTGAGCAAACGTGCAGTCTCACGCAACTTAGCCATGTTCATGTTTGTACCAGCACCACCGATAGAGGTAGCAACGGTCAAGCTAGTGCTAGACGCTGCCAACGCATCAATGATCATCTGGTCAGATCTACGGCCAATAGCCTTGGCAACAACTTGCACCAACTCTTGGCGCTCGTCAAAGTTGACCTTAGCTTGGTTGAAGATGTCGCTGTATTCAGCAGCAATGTAGTCTGTCAAAGTGACAGTTGCTTGTGAATAGGTGACGTTGAGTGGAGTGACGTCAGTCTGGGGTACACGAACTTGTGCAACACCAGCGCCAATCTTTGGGAACTTGTGGGTAGACGCAGTAACGCCAGTACGCAAACGAACAGTATTACGCAAGACAGCATCAGCTTGATACGCTTGTTTTACTTCCGTGTCGAACAGGGTTACAAAAGCGTTAGAAATGCTAACAGCCATTTGTTTTCTCCTAGAAAACGGTTGATGAAAAGTTTATCGCCAACGGTTGTCCAGAAAGCTCTGGGCCAAGACTTGTGCCTTACAGCGCACCCCTGGATAGACTACTATCGTCACTGGCCTTGCGGTTGTCAGTGCTTACATTCTAAATCATATTTTTAGAATTGTGTCAACTATTTTTTAAAGGGTACTCGCTACACCAACAGTCAGGAGTCCAATCTAGGCCTGCCAGCATCCGCTTTCCCCAAATGCACTATAGCAAAAAAAAGCCAGGCTGTTACACCTGGCTGTGAACTTAGCAACTGCTGCTTGCTATCCGTACATCTTCTCAAATAACTTCTCTACCTTCAAGCGGTAGCTAGGATTTGTCTTGTACTCTGGGTTAGCCACCATGGCATCCAGCTCTTCCTTGGACATGGAGCCAGCAGAATCGGTTTTAAGCGTCTCTGTTGGCACTCTGCCCTCGTAGGTTTCTCTGAGCTTTTGCAGGGTTTTAATGCCCTTTGCAGTGTCTCCCCAGCGGGTGAACTCATTGAACTCGTCTTGGCTCCAGATGCCCTTTTGCACCATACCTCTGCCCCATTGAGCCATGTTGGTGACTATTGCTTTGGCATTGGGTCCAAGCGCCTCCAGCTCATCTGCCATGCTCTGGCGAGTTTCAGCCATGTTGGCTGCGCCTATGCCAGTGACTTCCTTGGCCAGATCCTCAAACGCTTGCTGGCTAATGCCATACTTCTGCGCCCAGCCTACATAGCTTTTGACAACTGGATCATCGGCTTTGAGGCCTAGTGTGCCAATGTCGTACTCGCCATTTTCTGGGGGTTTGTGGCCACCAGCTCGGAACTTCTTTTCAAGCTCCACGTAGGACTTGCTGATACCTTCTAGGTCTGGTGCTTGCTCGTCTTTGTTCCAGAACTTCTCTGGCCAGAAGTCAGGGCGCTCCAGCGGGGTATCGTCTTGCTCGGTAGTGTCACCTTGTACGTGACTGATTGTCTGCTCTTGGCCCTCGGTTGTCGGCTGGTCTGTTGTGCCTTCTTCATCGGCAGCACTAGCCAGCAGGCCTGGGTTGTCATTTGCATCACTCATCGTTGTTTAGCCTTTCGGATTCTGTTTTCAATATCTCTGACCACGCTGTTTTGTCCCTCTCGGAACAC